GGGTCGAGGTCACCAACCAGTGGTTGACCGAAGTCCTCGACCAAGCCGCTTAAGGAGCCGCAGCAATGGCAATGATTCCCGAAACCCTGGCGAACATGAACCTGTTCGCCGATGGCGTCAGCTTCCAGGGCGACGTGCCCAGCCTGACCCTGCCCAAGCTCACGCTCAAGACCGAGGAACACCGCGCCGGCGGCATGGACGTCCCGGTGGAGCTGGACATGGGCATGGAAAAACAAGAGGCCGGGTTTACCACCACCGGCGTGCGCCGCGAGTCGCTGAAGTTCTTCGGTCTGGCTGACGGTACCTCGTTCAACGGCGTGTTCCGCGGTGCCTTCAAAGGCCTCAAGGGCAAAGTCACCCCGGTGATTGTGACCCTGCGCGGCCTGCTCAAAGAGGTCGACATGGGCGACTGGAAGGCCGGCGACAAGGCCGAGATCAAGCACAACGTGGCGCTGACCTACTACAAGCTCGAGGTCGACGGTCGCCTGATCTACGAAATCGATGCTCTGGGCATGAAGCGTGTCATCAACGGCGTCGACCAGCTCGCTGCCCAACGTTCGGCCCTGGGCCTCTAAGGAAATTCCCTCATGTCTCAAGTCAAAAAGACCCCGGCCTGGATGGTCCTCAGCGCCGAGAGCGTCGTGGTGAGCCTCACCAAACCGGTGCAAATGAACAGCGTCACCTGCGACAAGGTCACCTTGCGCGCCCCGACCGTGCGCGATGTGCGCGCCGCTAATACCGCCGCCGGCGGCGATGACGAGCAGCGTGAGCTGCTGCTGTTTGCAAGCCTGGCCGAGGTCGGTTCCAAGGATCTGGAGGGCATGACCCTCAAGGATTACCAGCGCCTGCAGGCCGGTTATTTTCGACTGGTGCAAGACGACGAACTTTGACCCGGCGGTGATGAAGATGGCGGCAAAGCGGCTTGCGAGCGAGCTGCACTTTTCCGCCGAGGAAATCATGACCATGCGCTTTTGCGACATGGTCTGGTGGCTCACGGACTGAGCCCGTCACATCGGGCATAGGGGCGACAGATGGCGAGCAAACTGGCATTAGGGTTGGTGATCGGCGGCGCCGTCAGTTCGACGGTAGGCGCTGCTTTCAAGACGGTTGAAAACCGGATCAAGAAGCTGGAAGAAACAGGCAACCGGGCCAAGGTGCTGAAAAACACCATCGGCGAAACCATGCGCTTGCGTGATGAATGGAAGAAGGCCTACGAGACTGGTTCCGCCTCGGCGTCCGGTCTGCTGCGTAAGCTCGAGGGGAATCTGGATTGCCTGCGCAAACAGGGGGTGCAGGTCCACAAACTGCGCCAGGAATACCAGGCACTCGGGCGAGTCGCCAAAGGTGCAGATCTGCAGCTCAAAGGGCATGAGCAAATTCGGCAGGGCAAGGACAGCCTCAAGTCAGGGATCGGCCAGGCAGTGGCCGGCGTCGGTGCGGTCGCGATCCCGACCAAGATCAGCGCTGACTATCAGGCGATCATCCGTGACATCGCGATCAAGGCGGACGTGGCCAACAAGCCGCAAGAAGCTCAGATGACCCGCACCATCATTCAGACCTCGCAAGACACGGGGATGGGCCGCAATGACGTGGCTGACCTGGTGAACCAGTTGGTCGGTGCCGGCATGGAGCTGGACAAGGCGCTGGCCTATGCGCCAGTGGCGGCCAAGTTCGCTGTGGGGCAGGGCGCAACCGGGGTCGATACCGCGAACATGATCCAGGCGCTGCAGCAGAACGCCAATATCACTGACCCCAAAATCATGGAGAAAGCCCTGGAGGCCATTGCCCTGCAGGGCCAGGCAGGCAGCTTTGAGGCGGCCGACATGGCGCGCTGGTTTCCCCAGTTGTTGGCCAGCATGGGCAACATGAAGATTTACGGCATGGACGCGGTGAGTCAGCTGGGATCAATGTTGCAGGTGCAGATGAAGACCGCCGGGGGCACTGATGAGGCGGCCAACAACCTGAAAAACTGGATGGAAAAGATTGGTTCCGGGGAAGTGGTCAAGGCGTATAAGGACGCCGGTATTGATTACCACGCTTCTCTCAACACCGGCATTCAGGGGGGCATGTCGACCCTGGAGTCGAGTTTCGCCCTGGCCATGAAGTACATCAAGGCGACCGACCCGGCCAAGGCCGCGAAGCTGGAGAAGGCCCAGGCCCAGATCAGCAAGGAGACGGATCCGGTCAAGGCCAAGGCCATGCTCGAGGCACTGGAGCAGTCGTTGCGGACTGGCGATCTGTTCGCTGACATGCAGGTCAAGGCGGCCTTGACCGCGTACTCGCAGAACAAGGCGCTGTATGAGCAGCTGAAAGCCGAATCGAAGAACGCCACCGGCATCCTCGACAAGAACCTGGCCGAGCGGCGCGAGTCGTCGTCGCAGATGTGGGCCGAAACCGCGCAGGCTCTGAACGACAGCATGCGCGCCGTGGGTGATGCCCTGCGGCCGGTGACGGACTCGGTAGCCCAGGGCATCACCGTTGTGGCCAAGTCGCTGACCGGCCTCACGGAGAAGGCGCCGCCGTTGGTGCTGGGTCTGACCGCCTTGGGCGCCGGGCTGATCGCACTGAAAAACGTGGTGGCCGCGTTCAAGATCGGCAAGGGGCTGCTCAACGTGGCCCGTGGCTCGATGATGGGCAACCCGAACGTGATTCAGCGGGTGTTTGTGACCAACGCTGCCGGCATGGGCGGCGGTGATTACGGCGCCGATGGCGGCAAGGACAAGAAGGGCCGCAAGGGCGGTCGCACTGGGCGGGGTGGTCGGGGGCTGCGCGGTGGGATTAGCGGCATCGGCCAGGCGCTGAAAAGCGTTATCACCGGTGTCGGGGTGGGTGGTGCAGTCAAAGGTGCGGCGTCGGCCGGGATTGGCAGTGCAGCGCTCAAGGGCATCGGCTCGATGGCCAAGGGCGCTGCTCCGTTGCTCAAGGGCGGCGCCGTGTTGTCGGTGCTGGGTGCCGGCATCCAAATAGCGGACACCTACCAGAACGCCACCACTCGGGATGAAAAAGCCGAGGGCTATGGCGAGGCGGCGGGGAACCTGGCCGGTGCTGCAGCAGGGGCCGCTGCAGGTGCGGCCATCGGTTCGGTGGTGCCGGTAATCGGTACCGTCATTGGCGGCCTGATCGGCGGTGCCCTGGGCGCTTGGGGCGGATCTGCTGCAGGCGGTGTCCTGAGCAAAAAAATGTTCGGCGGCGATGAGGCGCTTAAATCGATGCCGGCCGCGGGGCCGTTGATGATGACCAACGCCGGCAAGGACATCCCGCCCGTCCTGGGCGACATCGCCAAATCATTCAAGACCGGCCAGACCGATCCGGCGATGGGGCAGGTGGTGCGGTCGATGGCCCTGGCGTCGCCCACGGCGGCAGCGCCGGCGATGATCAAGGCGCCGGAGCCTCCCAAGCCCGCACCGCCCAAGGTCGAGCAGCAGTTTACCTTCGCGCCGCATATGCCCATCGTGGTGCGTGGCGATGTGAAAGACCCTGCGCAATTGGCGCGGGAGATTGAGCCGCAACTGCGCCGGATGTTCGACGAGTTCAACCGCCAGGCGGCGGCCCGTCAGCTGTCCGACGCACCACATCTTTAAGGAGGGACCATGGCTTACATGGAGCAACTGCAGTCGGGGTTCCAGTCCCTGGTGGCAGCGGGGGAGGCCGGGCGGCAAAGTGCCGACGGCATGCTGGGCCCCATGAACGGTGCGATCAGCGACATCACCGGCGCCGCCTCGGAGCTGGAGAACATACCGTTTGTAGGGCCTGAGCTGGGCGCGAAGCTGCAGCGGACCATGCGCGGCATCACCGCCGCGCAAGCTGCGGTCGGTGAGGTGGCGGCCAAGTACAGCCAGGCGGTCACGGCGGCGAGCCAGATCCAGGAACGCATGGGCGCACTCAAGGAGCAGGCGGCCAAGGCCAGCGCCGCGATCAACCGCATCGGCGGCCAGATCAGCCCCAGCCTGGGCAACATCTTCCCGACCGGCGCCTTCGGTGCTGAGACCACGCCGGCGGCCGAGGCGGTGAAACCGTTCCCGCACCTGCTGATCATTCAGCCGTTCCGGGCTGCCGGCGAGGCTTTCTACTTCAACCTCGACACGGCGGCCTTTGATGAGCTGCGGCGGCAGACGGGCTTTCGTTGGGCGGCTCAGGAGCGCCTGACCCGCAGCATCGCGCAGCAGGCGGTGGGTCAGGGCGACGACAAGATCACCCTCAAGGGCGCGATTTTCCCGGGGTTCAAGGGCGGTCTGGGGCAACTGCAGACCTTGCGCAGCATCGGGCGTCGTCTGCAGCCGCTAAGCCTGACTACGGGCTATGGCGAGGTGCTGGGCACATGGTGCCTGACCAGCCTCGAGGAGGAACAGAGCCACCTGCTGGCCGGCGGCATCCCGCGTAAACAAGGCTTTTCACTGGAGTTTGTGAGCTATGGCGACGACCTGCAGAACGTCTAGCGGGGATCTGCTCGACACCCTCTGTCATCAGTATTACGGACACCTGAATGGCTGTGTCGAGGCGGTGCTGGATGCCAACCAGGGTCTGGCCGACGAGCCCCAGCCATTCCGGGCTGGAGTGTTGATCGTGCTGCCAGATCTGCAGAGCCAGGCCGAGGCCACGGTGCAGCTCTGGGACTGATTGCCCGTGCCACCTACAGACCCCGCCGCGTGCGGGGTTTTCCATTTCTGGAGCCTGAACAATGAAACCTGAGTTCCGAATCGTTGCGGACGGCAAGAACATCACCGCGCTGATCAATGACCGGCTGCTGACCCTGCGCACCTCGGACAAGCCTGGGATGGAGTCCGACGAGTTTGAGCTGCGCATTGATGACCGCGATGGCGCCGTGGCTTTGCCCAGTCGTGGGGCCAGCATCGAGGTGTACATGGGCTACAGCGGCCAGGCCCTGACACGGTTGGGCCGCTACACCGTCGACGAGGTGGTGGTGTCAGGTCCGCCGGACTCCATCGAGATCCGTGGCAAGGCCAGCGACATGCGCGGCAGTGGCAAGACCACGCGCAGCGGCAGCTGGGAAGGTGTGCCGCTGCAGCAGATCGTGCGCGACGTGGCGGCGCGCAATGGCTGGACGCCGGTGTGCCCGGTCACCACCAAGGTGCCCCGGGTCGACCAGCTCAATGAATCCGACTTCAACTTCATCACGCGCCTGGCCAAGCAATACGACTGCACGGCCAAGGTGGCGGACGGCAAGTTGCTGGTGTTGCCGCGACAGGCCGGGCAGAGCGCGAGTGGCAAGGCCCTGGGCACGGTCACTGTTCACCGCAGTGACGTGAGCCGCTACCAGTTTCGCCTTGGCGACAAGAGCACGCACAAGGCTGTGCAGACCAAGCACCAGGACAAAAAGAGCGGAAAGCTGAAGGTGGTCGACCTGGCCAACGATGAATCGCCCGATGGCCTATCTCCGGTGCATACCGACCGGCATATCTACCCGAACAAGTCAGCAGCCGAGCAGGCGGCCAAGGCGCGCTTGGCGGCGTTCAACCGCAGCACCGCCGGCGTGCGCCTGGAAATGCTCGGGCGTACCGACCTGTTCGCCGAACGCATGATCAACGCCCAGGGCTTCAAGGTCGGGCTTGACGGCGAGTACCTGGTGGAGTCGGTGGAGCAGACGTTCACCCAGTCGGGCTGGAGCACTACCGTCGAGTGCAATGGCGGCAAGAAAGGCAAGGCCAAGGCCGCCGGCAAGAAGAAAAAGAAAGAGACCAAGCCGCTCAGGGTTGAGCAGCTTTAACCCCACATCACTGGAGACGTACGCATGATCATTACCGCGCAGCAGCTGCTGCAGATCCTCCCCAACGCCGGCGCTAAAGCCGGCGTTTTTGTTCCTGCTCTCAACGCCGCTATGGGCAAGTACGCCATTGTCACCCGGCTGCGTATCGCGGCTTTCATCGCCCAGATCGGCCACGAGTCAGGCCAGTTGCAGTGGGTGCGCGAGCTGGGCGGCGACCAGTACTTGAGCAAGTACGACACCGGGACCCTGGCCAAGCGCCTGGGCAACACTCCCGAAGCGGATGGTGACGGCCAGAAGTACCGGGGCCGGGGGCTGATTCAGGTCACCGGCCGGGCCAACTACGCGGCCTGCAGCGAGGCGCTGTTTGGTGATGCGCGCTTGCTCAACACCCCGGAGCTGCTTGAGCACCCGGTGTATGCCGCGCTGTCGGCTGGGTGGTTCTGGCAGCGAGCGGGGCTGAACACCCTAGCCGACCAGGGGGACTTTCTTACCATCACCCGCCGCATCAACGGCGGCACCAATGGCTTGTCCGACCGCGAGGCGCTGTATGAGCGGGCGCTGAAGGTGCTGCCGTGAACGCGCTGGGCACACGCGGACTGATCGCCGCCCTGGTCCTGGGGCTTGCCCTCGGCGCCTGGGCTGCTTGGGCCTGGCAAGCCAACCGCTACGGCCAACAACTGGCCGCCCAGTCCGAGGCTAACCAGCGTGAACGCGAGCGGGCGGCGGTGGCGGTGATCGATTGGCAGGACCGCCAGCAGGTTGAGCGCCGAGCGCTGGAGGATCGCCTGCAGGTGAATGACGAAACCCACTACAAGGAATTGCGAAATGCTCAAACCGATCAGGCTCGCCTGCGTGACCGGCTGGCTACTGCTGATGTGCGGCTGTCAGTCCTACTCGCCGCCCCGGGTGGTGGCGGTGGGCTGCCAGCCGCCACCGGCGCCGGCGGCGTGGATCATGCAGAAGCGCGAGCCGAACTTGACCCGGCGGTTGCTCAACGAATTGTCGCCATCGCCGGCGACGGTGACCAAGGACTGATCGCCCTGGCGGCATGCCAGGACTACGTCAAAGAAGTGATTGTCCCGAAGTAAAAGAAGCGGCCGGCCTGGATGCGTCAACATCCCGGCCGGCCGCTGTCCCCGCAGATTGTCCCTGCAAGTCCAGCCAAGGCTTCTGCTTCGTGCACAAAGCGAAGCGAGCCTAGCACCTGTTTATCCATACAGTAAAGGTCTTGCTTTTTATGTCCTCTCCCATCATCCCTTGGATGGGCGGCAAACGCCGCCTGGCCGACCGCCTCATTCCTCTCTTCCCACCCCACGAATGCTACGTCGAGGTATTTGCCGGCGGTGCCGCGCTGTACTTCATGCGGCCTCAGGCTGCTCCTGTTGAAGTGTTGAACGACATCAACGGCGACCTGGTGACGCTGTACCGCGTCGTGCAGAACCACCTTGAAGAGTTTGTGCGCCAGTTCAAATGGGCGCTCAGCTCGCGCCAGGTGTTCGAGTGGCAGAAGATGACCCGGCCCGAAACCCTCACCGACATCCAGCGCGCCGCCCGATTCTTCTACCTGCAGCACCATGCTTTCGCCGGCAAGATCACTAGCCAATCATTTGGGACAGCGACGACAGCACCTGCCATCAACCTTTTGCGGATTGAGGAAAACCTATCTGCCGCTTGGCAGCGCTTGTCCGGTACCTACGTCGAAAACCTATCCTGGCTTGAATGCGCCGAACGCTACGACCGTGCCCATACCTTTCACTACATGGACCCACCTTACTGGCAGAC